GAGATCTGCGCATGTCTCGTGGGCTCGGAGATGTGTATAAGAGACAGGTATAACAATCGTATCAATCTTTCGATAAGAAAAACCGGCAGATACGTCCAACAATGATCCCTTGCTGAAATCAATATTATATTCTGATACATGCGATGTGAGCTCTTCATTTACGATCCTCCACTCATATACCATATCTGATTTCATGATAATTCTACCCAATTCGTCAAAACGAATACTCTTTCCACCAAGATGTCCGGTGCCTTTTAAAAAGTCTAATAGAATCATCGGAGTGAACTTATCCATTTCAGGCGAAAAATCTTTGTAATCAGCTGTTATATTCCCGTTAGCATCAAAACCATTCTGGCTAAACATATACTGGTCATAGAATATAGCCTGCCCGATTTTAGCGAATTGGATCAGGGCAAGTTCAATCTCAATCGCATTGAAGTGTTCAAACGGGAGCCACGTAGCATTTTCCCCGTTCTTGGCATAATCTTCTGCCGGTGTCATGCCCTGCTCAGTCCCCAGCCATGTTCCGACCTTGTTCATCACGTACCGGACTGCATCCTGCGCCGTGTTCGGCTGGAATACGACATAAGGAGCCACATTAGCCGAACACGTATAGCTCATGTTGTCAGAATAAATACCAGCCGGATAAGGAAGCCTGGTCACTGGTTTAACACGATAATTAACCTCTGTTCTTTTTTCTGCAATCATAGTTATTCCTCCGTTGTTATTATTACAGAAACATTACCTGAAGCCTGCTCGCACATAGCCTCTGTCACGGTTCCGCTGTATGATGCAACCTTAGCCGTGTCCGGATTAAGGATATTGCCTGCTGAATCCGTGAATACGAAAAAGAACTTCATGTCCTTGAATTTTGTTATGCTGCCACGCTTCACCAAAATAGGAGTATAAGTAACACTTCCACCGGAACCCTGCTCGATAGTTTCATTCTCCGGATTAGGATTTGGTAGGATATCGAACGGATCACTGGCGTCTATTACCGTCTGTACGTCCATACCGATAAGGTTTCCATCCTGATAGACTTCTACCTTAAACTGTCCGGTAGTATCGACCATATCATTATTAACTGATAATGTCTGCCCTGTCTGTCCGCCTATTACAGACCACGTTCCAGACTGCAGGGAATACCATTTATATGTCAGATTAGCCGTCAACTGGTCGCTACCTATCCACGCTACAGCCTTCAGTATACAGGAATCTCCCTTATCGGTTAGTGTAAAGAATTTATTGTCACCGGCCATGATGGTCACACGTTTGCTGTTTCCAACACCCACCGTTATCGGTATATTATACACAGCCTGAACCTTGTCGGAGGTATTACCTACCGCAATCGTAGCTTCTGCCTTGATGTTACATGCCGCACCTCCGGATGCTTTTACAAGGTTTTTCATGATTTTCAGGGCAAAGTAATTCTGTACTCCAGCTTGATAAGGAATACTCTGGAAGTGACTTGTTTCGCCGTTAAAACTATTCGTTGAAACCTTGTCGCTACCGAATGTCAATTCAGTGTCATTAAAGTACCATTTCACCGAGCTGGGAACAACCAGTCCGGCCGCGACCAATGAAGATGTAATAATGTAACTTAACATAGGCGTTAATGTAGAAAAATCCGGAGATATATTAGTCGGGCTACCTGCTGTACCCTGATATTCCTGATACAAGTCACCCATATTGGATTGCAGGAAAGGCATGTATACACTACCCTTGCGCAGGAACACGACCTGCCGTACTGAACTAGCCTCACTCATTGCTGCCTCCTTCCTTGTTAAGAGTTGTAGGTGTATCTGGGAACTCAGGTAAAATTGTCGGTTTGTCATCCCGATATTCATCCGGAGTAGTTACTTCTGCCGGGTTCTCAATACCGTCCGTTTCCAGACGAGCCGCCTGTGGAGTCAATGCAACGCCACCCACGCGAGTTGCTCTGTCAAATATTGTATCACCTTCAATCCGGTTCAAGTCAGCCTGCCACAACAGCACATTACCGTCTGCCGTCTTATTGCGTATTGCAGTAAGACTCATCTTATCTGCAACCTGTTTTGTCACTTTCACATAAAAAGCCATAGTCGTATAATTTTTTAATTGTTAATTCTGTCAAAAAGTACATTCCCGTCAGCGTCCTGCAATACAGAACCGTCCGTGTCATCAATAAGTATAGCTTGCGGGCCCCTATCCTGCACTTCTAATTCAAGCATCATTCCTGGAATGAACGTAATCGTAGGTTTGATTCCTTCAGCCTGCTTGGAATAACTCTGAGAATACGGAGATTTTACTTTCCATACAAACCGGAACCATTCTTCCGGATCAGGAACAACACCCATTCCGTCCATCACAAACGCTTCCAATTTCAATTTCTCCGTTCCTCCGGCAACCTGCGTGGGTGCTCCTTTCCAGTCGACTTCCACTTCCGGTATGCGGCGCCGGATGGTGGTTGTTGCCGTGGGAGCATCGTCAGGAGGAGCAGAAGGTAAACTGCCATCTGCCGAATATCCCAGCTTGCAGACATAAGTCTGATCTTCCCCAATATAATCCTGATTAATCGTTAAAGTATTATGGTCTATTGCTTCAACTTCCCAGTCATTGTCACCGTTGCCATCCGTAATAGGTTCCAGACTTCCATCGGTCATACGGAACCAGAAGAACTGACACTTCTGCTTGTCGGAGGCTATGTCAGATTCACCGGCAAACACGGATGCGGTTATCTTACGTGTCAACGGATTGCGTAACGGATTCCATGCCACAGTTGCAGGACTGTCGAGTTTCAAAATCGGTGCCGGGAGTGTTGCGTCCGATACGGCTATGACCGTACTCATTCGGAACATATATACCTGACTGGTACGGGTATCGACATACTCAGCGTAAAATTCAAAGGCAAGAGGTGAAGAAACAGAGGAATTTCTTTTTACCTTAATCTGTCCTTTATTATCTCCTTCTGTCGTTATCTCGTAATCAGTATTATCCGAATTTATCAATGTTCTCTGGGTACCGATAATCTGATACCACTTCATGTTAGTAAGAGATGCGTTCACCGGACCGCTCTTCAGATAAGAATCCGGATCGGTTGCATTGCATCGCGGAAACAGTACAAGAGGCGTCAGTGTATAGTCAGGAGTATATTCCTTTACATCGCTGCTGTATATCTGCCGGTCTGGAACACTACCAACAACCTCTATACTTCCGCTAATCTGGAGAGGTGTATAGTTTACATCCAATCTCTTTGTTTTACTTTTTATTCCCATATTAGAATGTTATTGTTTGTTCTGCTAATTCTGTCTGCTGACCATCACGAAGTAGAGCAGTCGCCTTAAAAGAGCACACTCCCTTACGAGTAAAATCAATGCCCAAATCATCGGATGTCAGTGTAAGAGTCTTGCCGGCATCAGCTCTCTTGATTGCCCACGCATTATCTTCACTCACGTTGCCCGTATCTCGTGTCCAGCTTACATCCGTATCGAGTATGTGTTCAGTCACATCACGGTTGTATAACTGTCCGGTTACAGATAAAGTTGTAAATACTACTCCTTCCTGAAGCTGGGTAGCATCAAAAGCCCAACCGTTTTCGCTTTCAATGTCAATAGAAAATGCCGGGGTGCCTTCAATCATCGCCCAGCCCGTGCTGGCATAGCGAGGTTCGTCCGTCGTACCGGTGACAAGACATTTCCAGCGACATCCATAATGCCATACAGTATCGACCGTTTCTTTGCCAGCAGTATAAGGATTATCACTTTGAGCTACCTCCAATGACCAGAATCCACGGTCGTTCAGCTGCACGACAACCACTCCCTGATAGTTAATTCGCATCAAGTCCTGAATGGCTATACCACGGCAATATACATAGCTATGCCGGTAATTGATAGGGAGGTTATCGAACAGTTCCAACCTCTTCAGTTTTCCGATAATGATGCTGTAATTAGATTCCTCGAGTATAGGTTTCGTGACACCGTCAAGCATGCAGATACAGCCTTCATAGCTGGATATATACCAGAATCCCTGCCGTTCTTCATCCACTGCATTTCCTCGACGGGTAATTACCATGCCGGAAGCAGGAGGATAGTTCTTACCACCCGGCACCTCTTCATCAGGATAAAGAACCACGTTAATCTTATTCTCTGCCTGCATGACACTAAGGACACGGAACCAGCTATCATAATATTCTCCAGTTGAGTTCAAGTTATTAACTGATCCGTAGTCTACGTCCTGCTCCTTGAATGCCGTAATATCATTATCCCAGCGACGACGAAGATACAGGTCATAAGTGCCGTCTTCGAGCTGCTCAATTCGTTCGATTGTACCAGATTCAGAATAAGTGACGTTCCCTTCCTGCGCAAACCAACGATTGTATATCAGCTCTTTTACGATCATTGCGCTACGTACCTCTAGCTTCTCAAACTGTCCACGCCCATCAGGATATATACCGGCACCCTTACCGGCTGTCAAAGAGTCAATAAAATTGCCGAACTTCAGAAGGAAATTGGTAGCATCTGACTGATCTTTACGAAGAAAATATTCTGACAGTTTTTCAATATCATACTGACTCAGATTTTCTATTATTCCAACTAAAACACGACCAACACGTTCTGCTGTATTTTCTCCTTCCTGAGTAGCATTACGAACCTGTTGGGCTAACTTTTTCAATATGTCTACACTATCAGCCATCACTCACCTATCACTCTGTACACAGTTCTATTAGCTTTAATCTTACCTTCTCCCTTATAAAGAGGATATTCCTCTTTCTTTACATTCAGGAACATAACACATTCCTTCAGGTAACGGTCGGCAATGGAGAACGCATCATCATAAGCCATTACTTTCTCCTTGAACTCAATATGTGAACTATATTCACTCTCCTTCTGAACAAAACCATACCTGGTAACATTTCCATCACCATTCTTTACGATTCGTGCGTAAGTATAATAAGCCAATGCAGTCTTCAAACCTGTCAGCAATTGCTTTCCATCCTTACCTTCATATATTCCTCCCTCAAGTAATAATTTATATTTATCCGGATTATCTTTCACATCAAGATATAAAGCATCACCAAGAGCAGATTTTATGTCTATGCTCTCAGATTCACGGATATATGTTTCTATCTTGTCCTCGTCGATATGCACAGACATACTACGTGATAAGGATGAAACCTCAAGCGTTGTTATCAGATACTGTTGCATTTCTTACGTATTTTAAAGGTTCTACACTGAAATCATTAGAAGCATTGACCGCTTCGTAAAAGTGTCTGAAAACACGTGCAAACGTGCGCTCAATCAATCTCTGCTGCTTGCTTACGATAGAGTTGTAGTACTCGAATGCGTCCTCAAGGATGTCACCCGAAAATCCGACTTTCCCGACACGAATACAATACCATGGCTCCTGCCCGAAAGCGGAATAGATTCTTTCCGTAACACTTATGTCTGTGACGGTGAATTCCTTGTCGTAGTTCTGCGAGTTGAGCGATACCACCTCAGGCTTATCCTCGTCCGTCTCCAGTGTCACCTCCATCAGCTTGCCGCAGTTGGTATCTCCCTGCAACTGCAATAGAGAATCACTGAAGCTGTCGTCATCATCCCTGCTGTCAATCTCGTTGCCGTCTTGGTCAAAGGTGATATTCGTCCCTTTTTTGGTGAATATCATTGCAGCAGGAAGGAAGTTATTGCGAACATTCCGATACTTCACGTTCGCCAGCCCCTCATCTGTGCTCATCTCTGTTACTACGCAGTCTCCCTTTCCGGTCGGGTAAATATCCTTGCCGCTGAGAGACACCCACAACACCTGTCCCTTGTAATACTCAATACCTCCTGCGGCTTCTATCTGCGCTGCCACGACCCTCTTGTCAGGATTAAACACATCAATGTAGTCGATGTTCTCCTTTGCAACCTTTATGACCTTGCCCCCTCTGGTTTTCTGTCCGCTCCAGTCTGGATGGATGGCAATCTTGCCTACATATCCGCTATCGTCTGATTCTACAAGGCGGCAGTTCTCAAAGGGTACGTGATGCAGCTCAACAATGTCTCCGTAAATGTTATAATTAACGTGCAAGGCAAGCCCGTTGTAATATGCCACATCACGGCAGACGAGAGCGTGAATGTCATCTGCGGTATCTCCTTTCCGGTTTACAACAGATTCGGAAAACGGCACATCACGGAAACCGTTCCCCTCGATGAAGTCAGCAAACCTGTCAAGACACTCTGCTCCCGTTGAACTTGCTGCAAGGATATTGCGGAAGGTCTGCGGATAAAGGTTATCCTCTCCGTATGTCTGTATTCCGAGCGTCTGCAAGTAACGCACATCCACCCTCTTGCTTGATTTCTTCTTCAGTTCGTGTACTCTCATGATTCCGTGATGTTAGTTAGTCATTCCTCGTCTTTTGTTTCCTTGACAATCCTTTCTGCTTCCTCTATGTACTCTTTCAGCAGGGTTTTTCGTTACCCTCTTGCCGTTCACTCTTGACGATGCCAGCTCGTTGATGATTGACTCATCCGAGATTCCATCCTTTTTGGCTTGTACGATTTCTTCGAGCAGTTTTTCGTCAAAGGCTTTGCCGACAATCCGTTCTTCCCAATCTTCCGGCAACTCAGCAAAATAGCCTACATTGTCGGGGTACTTCTTCAGATATTCCTCTGCAATATCATCTGTAAGGTTCTCGTTTGTGTAGAAGTCAGGGCTTCCGAACTCCATCTGCAACAATACACCGCTCTTCAGCTTGTATGCTCTCTTTTCTTTCATCTTTCCATGTTTTTTAAGGTAAACACTCATCTCGATTATTGCATCCCGGTAGCAGTCATTGCACGATGTGCGCACAAAGGTCTTGTCGAGGACATCGTGATACAAACCTTCTACCTCCGCCTTTTCGCTGAAAGAAAGGGAGGTCACACCTCCCAGCTCTTTCAATCTTTCAATTACTTCAGTAACTTCCATCATCTTAGCCTCCTGCCACAGTCAGCAATGTTTCGACCAACTTCTGTGTAGCATCGTAGGATGTCTTAAAGAGGTACAGTCCCGACTTCGGTGTCTTAGTCTCCTGCATCGTAATTGTCCAACCTCCGTCAGTGTCCTCTGAATACTTGCCGTCTGCCATTTCGGTAGCCTTAAGACCCTGATAGAAGCCGTACACCTGAAATGCGCAGTCTCCCTTGTTGGTCTTACCCATTCCCTTGTACTTGTTCTCAAGCACTGCAACAAACTCCCCGTTCGCCAGCGCATCGATGATGTTGCCTCGCACATCCGGACCATCATCAAGCACCACAAAGGCGAATGTATTGTTAAACGAATTGCGGTACGTTCCGGCAGCGAAAGCCGTTCCTGTGCCGTTGAAAGGCTGCGCTCCGAGTGCTACAATTTTGAACCCCTTCTTACCTTGCTTCAGCGGCAGAGCTTCCATCACGTTGCTGCGTGTTACGTTAAAGGTTACATTCGCAAAGTCAATATCCTTGCGGTTAATCAATACTCCCTCCTGCTCGAAGCCGGGGATTGCAGGGTCATCGCACGATGGTACGATGTCCTGCTTAAGTAGATTATCACATACTCCCATATATCCCTCCTATTAGTATGCAAGCTGGAACAAGTCGTCCTGTCCGATTTGGGTTCCTAACTTACCTGTTGAATAGATGTAGTTCATTCTCTCTTTGCGCTCGAAGAATATATCCAGCTCGCTGATAAGCTGATTTGCAGGGGTACCCACAAGCATTTCACGAGGCGAGCCGAGGATAGCTCGGTGCGGAAGGTTGAGCTTCGTACCATCGTTCTGATACTGCATAATCATTCTGTCCCAAATCGGAATCTGATAGATGGTCACCCCGTTGTATTCAGATACCTTCAAGCCTCCGAACACCTGCTCCCATGTAAGGATTTCCTTGTACTCACGCTTCAAGTCCTTAGTCAGTGCGTCAGCGAGTGACTTCGTACAATAGATTGCAGCACCCGGCAGACCTGCGATACGTGAATCAGCATTCTCCAGCATAGTGTCGAAGATTGAGATTGCCACACCTGCCTCTTTCAGCTTGCTGAACTGCAAAGCGGTGGTTGTCTGTGTGTTCGCTGCGATGGCTGTTTTCTGCCCTGCGCTTGCCGTACCGATAGCGAACAAGTGTTTCCACAATCCGTCAGTGGTCTTGAACAGGTCAAGGTCTGTTCCGGTAGAAAATACTCCCGATGCGCTGTGAAGATTCGCATCCGTATCTGAGAACCATACCATGCGCCACATCATCTTAATCATTGCATCCTTCAGTGCAGGATAAACGATATCGTCCATGTAGTCCGTAGAAGTCAGGTCTCCGATGTCAGTGCCTTTCTTCAAGCAATATTCTGCGATAGTGTTTTCCAAATCCTTGTAACACCATTCCAAGGGTACAGTCCAAGAGCCGATTTTCCATTCCTTCTCAAGAAAATCGATGGTCGCCTTCTTGTACTCCGGATTACACTTGTCGCCAGCCCAACCGACATCACTCATTTCACCTACATAACCAACCTTGTCGCCGTTCTTAACATTGTACATCAGCGTAAAGAACTGCTCCAGCACGGGGTCTGTAAAGACCTCTGCGATGATTAATTCCTTCAAGTCTTTGATTGCCCCGTTATCAGGGGTCAAGTTCGATAACTCCTCCCATTTCATAATTACTTACCTCCTCTTTTTTCTCTGATTTCTTTTAGTCTAGTTTCGATTTTGCTAACAGGCTTCTGTTGCTCTGTCTTGCCTACTGTCTGCGGTGCGCGTCCTGCCGGAACGTACTTAGAAGCCGCTGCCTTTGTCAGAGCCTCGATACCTCCTGCCTTTGCTACTGCGTTAAGAATCTTAACATCCTCCTCGCTCTTTGCGTTTGCAGTGAGTTCAGCAACCGTTTGCTCCAGCTCTGCGATACGTGCTTCCAGCTCTTCGGTAGATTCTTCTTCCTTTTCGCGGATTTCTGTGATAACACCATCCACCACTACGATAGTGCTTCCATCCGGCATTACGTGTTCGCCATCGGGAGAAGCCTTGTCGCCTACCTGCGGCTCGCCTTCTTCACGTTCCACGGTCAACGTGTCACCTCCTGCGGTGGTTAGCTCCAAAGCAACTGCCGGAACATCCTCAATTCTCGCATACCCTGCCTTTGCCAGCAATCTGTCAAGCAGGGACTGACTTACTGTCGTTTCCTTCTTCTTCATAACTGTTTTAATTGTTGATACCTTTGCCGATTTCGGCATAATTACTTCACTGATAAATCCTAGTTGCTTAGCTGCCTCGCCTCCGAACCATGTCTCCTTTTCCATCTGTGCCTCTAGCAGTCCTCTGCCCACACCGCAACGCTCTACATAGATAGACAACATCTTCTCACGCTCTGCGTCCAGTCCTGCTCTCAATGCGTCAAGCGTAGGGACATCAAGCGCTCCATCGAAACCCGGGCAGTACGGAGCATGGATAAGCAGTTTTGCGTTAGGGTACATCTTTCTGCGCTCAAGGGGAGCGGCAAGAAGAATGATTGTAGCCATCGATGCACAACGACCGACCACGGTAGCTGATATTTCCTTCCCGGTAGCCCTTAGCGCATCATATATCGCATACCCCTCCACGATGTCTCCACCACATGAATGAAGTTCGATGTCGATATGGTTGTCGCTCGGGTCTATCCAGCCAATGAAAGCCTGAATATCCGAGAAGGAGATACCATCTACCCCCGTCAGATACCAGTTCTCCATCTTTTCGGTATCGGCAACAATGTCTTTGTTGATAAATAACTTCGCCATACGTAAATATTTGATATATAGCAAAGATACGAAGCAGGATATTGAATCAGCTATTAAGGAGAGTCAAAGCACTGACACGTCTTGTCAGTCGAATTTCATAAAAAAAGGTGAGCCGCTGCCCACCTCAATTCATCACATGTCCACTTCCGTGGAAAACTTCTTCACAATTCTATATATTGTCCTCTCATCGACGTTGTATTCATCCGAGAGATACTGCAATATATAGGTTTTTTTATGCCCTTCGCTGGTCAAACGTTGATAGTCATTATAGAGTTCAAGATATCTCACGTCTGACGGTTGTACTGGGAGTGTCTGCAACTGCTCCATCACTCCCTTATGTGTTTTTAGAAATTCGTACGCGTTCATAAATTACCATTACTCTCTAAGAATTTAACTTTATTAGCAACCGATGTAAATTCCTCTACCGAAACTTGTGGAGCCGGAGCCATAAGCATACCTTTTGCAACTGCTCTAGCAAGCATATCCTCACCGATAGATTGGTTAGATGATTGCGCTACATTGATAGGAACACCTCCTCCCATCTGATTGAAGGAAGAAAGTATTGGTGCGAACATTGAGGTGGCTCTGGCCGTCATCACCGACTCCCCATTACTCAACTGGGCAGGTACACTGTCGCTGGTTCCTGTACCTGGTCCGGTGACTAAACCACCTGTTGCAAATTTAGCACTTTTTACGGTATTTATTGCTGTTGCAATATTTGCTAATATAGCTCCAACTGTCGTAGCTATAGCAGCTATATTAGCCGGAAATGGTACAGACTGTGCTTGAGCTATACCTGCTGCCAAAGCCTTACCCGTATTAATAGCAATCTCACCCAATGCTAATGTCTTGGATAAAACAGCAAAAGCCTTATTACTTTCTCCTAGCGTTTCAAAAGCTGAAGACAATCCCGATATAATGCTTTCGATAGCCTCATACTTCACCTGTTCAATCTCAACCTCCTTATCAGCAATGGCCTTCTTCGCATCAGTATATTCCTGATGAGCCTGAAGCTTACGGTTAAGAAATTCCTGCTCACTTTCTCCTTCCTGCTGTTGTATGTTATTCAGTAATTCCAACTTCTGCGAAGCTTGTTCCTGAAGTATTTCCAACTCACTTGCTCCAGATTGCTGCATTTGCATTATTTCATTCTCCATCCTCAACCTGATGGCCTCCTGCTGCTTCTCTGAAACATCCTTCTCATGTTGCATCGCAAGGTCATCCATCTGCTTGTTATACTTTGCAGTTATGGCCTGCTTCATCTGTTCAGTAAGTTCTTTGTCAGCCAACTCTGCATCACGTTGAGAGGCAAGCTGCTGCATTCTTAACTGATACTCCTGCTCACTCCCTTCTTTTACGGATTCAAGCTGCAAGGAAATAAGCTTGGTACGTTTGTCTATCTCCTTCTGCAATTCTTCATCAGATAGCTTTTGGAGTTCTATGTTTTTTTGCTGCTCCAACGATTTAATCTGTTCATTGATAGCCTTACGTGCTTTTACTGTCAGATTCTCTTCCTCTCTCAGAGAAATCCGAAGGTCTTCTATCTTACGAGTATAAGTAAGTTCTATTTCCTTACGTGCCTGTTCACGCTTATCCTTCACTAGAGCCAACATCGCATCCTCAGCTGCTCTTACTGCCTCCAGCTCTTTCTGCTTCGCTTCCTTCGCCTTATCAGCACCTTCCTGACGTATTGAATTCAGGGTATTTTGCTGCTCAGTCTGACGACCATAGCTGTCCTCCATCAATTCCTGCAATTCATTAAACTGATCCCTGAAAGTTTTCAAATCCTCTATCGTACTTTCAGATAACCCTAACTTACCGATAACTTCATCGGCTGTAATATCACCAGCTTTAATCTGTTCCATCAACTTTCGCACCTCTCTGTTCATTTCAGTATAACCTAATGTATTAGCAAGTCTGGCTTCTGCAAGTTCTGTCTGAATCTCCAAATCTTTCTTCTCTATTTCGGCAGCTTTCTCTGCGGCTTTTATACGTTCCTGAGCAGAGAGTGTCTGATCATCCGCAGCCTTCTTCAACTTCTCAATTTCGGCACGATTAGCCGCACGCGACATTGAAAGCATCACTTCTTTCTTATCTATCTCGTTTAATACTTCTGCCAACTCCCAAGCTTGCTTTGTTTCATCAGCAATTTCTTTCCCTATTCCTGAGAATATAGCCTTTGCATCTTCTCCTGCCTTCTTGAAATTCCCAGTAAACAGATTCACCAACGCACTACCTAACTTTGATGCACGATCTATTATCACATTGATTGTAGCTCCCAAAGCAGCCATTATCTTGTTAGCCGCTTCCACCCCTTTCTGCGTTTTCGTAAACCATGCTACAAGCGATCCAAGAGCAACGACCAAAGCACCTATACCAGTACCAATCAATGCTACCTTTAGCAATTTCAGTACTTTAATCCAGCCAGTAGTAGATGCAGATACAGCAATCATTTCCGTTTTCATCCCCGCTAAATAGTTCTTCAATCCACCTAAAGAAGTTACCATTTGATTAATTTGCTGGATAAAAGGTATATTCGCATTTGCGGCATCGATAATTGCTTCCTTGTAATTACCCACGTTACGGTAATAACGCTGTGTTTCTTCTTCAGCTCCTTTCAACGCATCTGTAACCTCGTTTATATAATTTTTCAATTCTTCACCCCTGGTTCCCTTTCTTTCAACTTCTGACAGAGCATCATATTCAGCCGTCAAATTGGATAACTGTGCGCGAAGCGATCTAAGACTGCCCTCCTGCTCTTTTTCCTGCTTGATCTGGTTCTGCATCGTCTTCGTAATAATTCGTATCGAATCATTACAATCTGCAATATAGGCTTTTGATGCAGCCATTTCTTCATTATACTGCTGACGTGATATTTCACCATCCTTCAATTGTTTTTTCAATTTGGATTCAGCCTCACGAGCAGCATCAATCTTTGTCTGGTATTCAGCGATAGCTTTAATCGCCTCACTATAATTTACCTTGATATCAAGGATCTTCTCTTGTTTGTCTGCCATAGTAATTTAAAGTTGAAATAGTTTACATTCGCATATACCTGTTTTTTCAGCTTTAATGGATATAATAGCATAATACTTTCCGTATTGTGCTAGATAAACAGGAATAGACATATCCAAATCTTTAAGCTCATACTCTCTGATTTCTATCAGTTCAGAAATTACTTTCGGCTCCCTTATTACATCCTGATACACCTTGTATCTGTCATTGATGATACTTTGCCAATCAAGCCCTGTAAATACCCCATCATTCTTTTGTGTTCGTATGAGAAGCCGTGGAGTAACACTATCATCATATTCCAACACATTATCTGAATCATACGAATACAATGGTATATAGGCACATCCATAATAATCTGTTTTATCTGAAGTTTCCGATCCAGCAAACGGCAAAGTAATGACTTCAGCCTCTTCATCCAGAGTGGCATCATCCACATATATTACACCGTCATATACACCATCTTCATCATCTTTCCACTTGTAAATGTTCTTTTGGGCAAAACCATCCACACTGAAGACAAGTGATTTCGGACGATTATCCCGATATGAAGCGACCACCCTCTTGGTCCAGTTCAAGGCTTTAGCCTTGTTAGATATTATATCATCAATCTTTACGAACTTGATACCTGAAGAGAAAGGGACTGCAAAGCACCCGCATATAGCAGATATAGCCTTGATAAAATCTATCTGTTTCATGTCAGGCAGATTGGGGACCAAATAATATCTTGTATTTCTATATTTATCAGAAGAATCTTCTACAACGACTTGTGATATTCGTGGGGTTATAGTAATACTACCCATAAAATCAGATGCTCCTAATGCCGAGCTGATTCCTTGTAAGGTGACTCTAATCTTTCCCGATATATTCCCTGCGACTGTCGTTTCATCTGTATCATTATCAAAATCAAATACAACCCTCGAACGGCCATCACTATCAGCTCTAATTTCAGAAGGATATATGGTAAGCAATGCCACATTATTTACATCCCTTACTTCAATCCTCATAGTATCAGAAATATACGAAGATGACATAGTAAAGGAAATCGCACCAGATAGATTAAGAATAATCTTCTTAAAATTCACTATTAGTCCCATTGTATAATTTCCGCCTTGACTTCCCGTGCCTCCAATTGTATACAAATAATAATTCGTTATACTATTAGATTCGAACCCTAAATTATAGCCACCATCCGGAATACTAATTAAGGTTACGGGGGCAAGCTGTATAGCACAGCTTTCTGAATTTTTTGAAGAATCATTCCTTGTCAGCAAAGGGATAATCAATACTTCAAGACAATCAGACATTTCTTCAGGGAAATCAAACGCGACTCCACTATCACGGCTAATCTTGTCAAATATCCATTTAGCAGTAATGACCGGATGATACCATACTTCCTTTTCGGTATCACTATATCCATATTCAACACGTGGAAACATTTCGGACGGAGCATCCTCACGCCTCCATGTTACAAAATCCTCGCCTTCTACATCACCATAAGATAAGTCCTGCAATTTTTTATCATCATTTACAATATCAGCAAATGCTGATACATTTCCCCATGCCATTGCGATATCAATAGTATCTGTTATCTCCATCAGCGTGACATTTGCATCCGATACAATTTCAACTCCATTCCGAAGATATCTTCCCTTATGGTTGATCCGAGGGTATCTGGTCATATACGACGGAATATGCGCATTATCTATAACAACGCAATTCCTGACAGTCAAAGGCAACTTTATCGAATACGTATTATTGCTAACAATCTTACTCACGTCGGTAAATATGTTGCTTTTATAGTTCAGTGTGATATTGGTATTGTCATCAATATCCACAACCTTATTGTCAATATATAGTTGGTCTTTCATAGACTTTGTAGATTTAGTTCAGGTAATATTATCGTGCATATAAAATCCTGCAATACGCTCCGCTCTTTTGTAAAGTTCTCTACAGAAACATTAACTCCCTTCCATTGAGGTTTCCCGTCCTGATATCCAGAAAACATATCTACAACTGGAGACGTAGCCAGCTCAAAAAGGAAATCATACGTGTCACTGTCTACCAATGGAGCGCATACCGGAAGAGTGTCATTCTCCGTTTTTCTTTGCTTACGGCCAGTTCCACCATGATATCCGTTTACATAGCTATAATCCTGCATATTATTCCGTAAGAACTCACCATCATTGGTAATCTGTCTAACTTCATCACCAGGAACAAACAACCAATAGCAATACATACCATGTCTGTTAATCCATCGAAGATATACCCCGCTCTCACTACTATCCACCTCGCAATCAATACGTGTCGCCGTATTAGTAAGTCCTTTAAATGTCAAATCAAATGTATGATCAAATACAGAAGCATGTGTACTGCTTCCCGGAAGATAGAATGACACTGTATTCTGAGCATCAATACCAGTAAGTATCAAGTTCCATACGTTCTGACCTGATAAATTTATAGGGGTTTGAGCTTTACCATCTACTGTAACCTCCACACTACCAGAAGCACCAGAGTACAACCCTACGGAAAAAGGAAAATTCTTGAACCACGTCAACTTTCTATTTCCATTGTATCGTTCTCCAACTCTCATTGCTCCCCACATAACGAACATATTAAATCCAAAACTATTATCTGGAACATCTACACTTATTGAAAATTCTCTTCCCAATTTACTATTTACAGCACCTGATAATGAATAATCAACATTATTTTCTCCAGCATCAAAAAATCCTTGAACATAAGATGAAATATCAAAAAAAACAGATTCACCGAACATCTCACGATTATCCTGATATACGACACCAGTTTGCGTATCTTCCACGGATATTTCTACGGATTCATAATTCTTACCGTACAGATTAATTATTATGGGATTAAAAGCAAATGCTATTAAATCAGGATATTCTATTGTTGCTCCATCAAAACTACTTGTTCTCATTGAAATTCAAATTTATGTGTTCAACTTCAGTATCGAATATTCCAACTATACGCTCTAAAATGTCCTTAATTGTCTTTTCCATATCAGTAGAATAGACGTCAATTTTTCCGGACCGATATAGTAATGTTCCCTCATTGGCTATCTTCCTTGCTACTAGATAAGCAAATGATTTTGGATGTTCAACCGTAATTCCTTTCTCATCCATCCATCTCAAGATAATATCAGAAAACCCCTTAGGAACCTTACCAGGTTTTCGTCCTGTTTCCAAAGCCCCAAATGCCTGACGTCCCCACAGGATTCCACCATCCTCAGTTAATTCCACTTTCAAGCTATCCCGTGTCCTTCCGCTGGCAACCTGACCGGCAGCTTCATGGTTAGCGATAATGCGCTTTCGCAACTCTTCCAAGCTATCACCTACAAGAGTGATGATATTATTCTTTAGCCCTTCCATATACGATATCCTTCACACTTCTACTAGGACACAACACGATCCCTGAAGTTTCCTTCAACCGTATAGATATAGTTATCCCAGTTACATTTACATTCAGTTTGTCATAAAAGACCGAGTAAGGGACAGAACCTGATATCGGTTCAAACAATCTAGATCGATTAAGCAACAGAATAAACTCTTTAGCCATATTCTTGCATTTCTCTACTATCGCGTCATTATCCTTCCCATCAAAATCAAAACTAGTCTTATCCATAAAAGCCAGCATACAGTTCGGATAATCTTTTAACTGGGTAGGTCCAAGTTGGAAATTACCGCTGACAGGAAGCACATTAAGTACTGCAGGCAAAGGCAATTTGTCAAGACGTACATTAGCTGTCTGCCAGTTATCAAAGATGTAAGTAACTCCTTTCATCTGGTCTACCACACTTTTAATCTTCTGTTCTACAGTCATTTTTTATTCTTGTTTAAAATATTCCTTAATCTTCGTTCAAACCTAGTCCGCTCAGCATCCATATCTAGGCACTTATAAACACGTATCCACGGAACACGTTCCACTTCTTCATGATCAGTTATTCCCATACGCTGTGCATAATAGTCAAGCAGACCGAATAGTCCAAAATTCAATCTATCAGAGCCAGCTTGTTTCTCCTTCGGCGTAGGTGGTACAGAGGTAGAAGCAAACAGCTTATTGATCCGCTTTACCTCTCTGGCCACCCAATAACAGAACCCAATCACTTCGGATGCTTCAGCTCTCATCACCTCACGTTCCGACATTCCTAACAGCACACGACAAGGCACCATTATAGTTTCCATATCCGTACTAATAGCCTGCAACTGCATAAGTTCACCCATGCTTATGTCATTCAAGGTATCAGGTATCCTAACCTTTCCGACCTTCCACGGCTTCCGTAGCTTCTCCATCTCTCCCTCGATTCCGCGTGAAAGATTACCAATTATCAATAATTCTCTTACTGTCATGTTCTTCCAATTTTAGCTTTCGGTCTGTGAATAATAGGCTTTATCCTGAAAAACATAGCCATAATCAACATATCAAGATAATCAGGAGAATGACCAAGTATCTCCTTCATCTTCTCCTTGCTTATGATTCCCTTCTTACGTGTGTCTGCGTCGATATGGTCCTGCTTCAACACACCAAGCTCTTCGATTATCCGTTCCTTCTGTGCTTCCGTACAGACAATACGAATCAAACGGGAGTTTATCATCTCGGCCAGCTTGAAGCTACATTCCGATTTCAGGTTGTCAAACTCAGGATTGACAGGTCGAGTACCACCATGAAACTCTTTGATACCATTTAGATAGCTTTCAAGGTAGCTTCCCAAACCGTCAGAGTCAGCTATCATCTTGCTACGGGGTATGGAGCACTCTATCATCATACGCTTCAGGTCTGTTTCAATGGATTTTCCAGTACTATATTCCTGATCCAATTTAATATAACATACATTTCCCTTCCAGTGTCCAGCGACAAAGCGATCACGCCCTTTCATTGCAAGGTCAGCAGAACCGGAAGAATCACCCGCAGGTTTGACAAACTCATTCGTGAACAGGTCACAGATAGCATCGTAATCACAAAGGACTGTCGGATCATTATCATATTCCCAGTTTCCAAAATATAGACGCTCTTTTGTTACTTTATCTTTTGTATTCCGGAGACTCTCGATATAATCCTCAGTAGCCCAAGGATTATCCTGTACCAATGCCTGAATAAAAGCATAAGGTTCTTTGAGCTTACCCTCTTTCCAGGGCTTATAGAAATCCCGATACAGCCAGTTCTTTTTAGGGTTGCAGGTGATAAGTATCTTACCTGGTACACCATACACATCATTCATGTGACGCCCGATACGGGTTTTCAGAACTTCAAAGGCAAGGTAATGAACCTCCCCAGCTTCCTCTATCCATCCCCCTGTATATTCCTTCGAACCTAGCCGTTCATACATCGGGTCCTTGACCGGATAATAGGTGAGGTCAATATAGACAATCTCGCTCCCATTGTCAAAAGCTATACCTTCATTGGTTGTCTTGTATGCCGTGAACCCATGGGACTTTGCTACCTTATTGAAGGTTACTGTTACGGATTCTCGGCTATCCTTCAGATTATTTCGTCCTACAAACCAGCGTGTACCAGGAAGATAATAAGCACATTGCATCAGCCACTCACATCCCAACCACGACTTTCCACCACCTCCAGCTCCACCGTACAACAGGAACTTTGTCACATCATCCCGAAGGTAGTTGTATGCCAGACTCTGCTTTATGTTCACATTCTGTCCCATATCATTTCAACTTGTCTGCTTCTGGAGTATAGGGAAGAAAATCGAATCCCTTGAATGGCTTTCCCTGCGTCATATGGTCCACCTCCTGCTTGTCGGCCAGCCCCAAAGTACGGGCTATGATATTCGCATTGAACGCACCGACACATGCCCCTTCGAACTGCTGGGTCTTGATGGTTTCCTCCACACGCGCGATGACCTCCAAAAAATCTTTATCCCCTTTATTCATGCAGGCAGAACGAAACTCGTTCCACCAGTTTGTAGAAGCGCCCAGATACACGCACAGTCCCATGAGAGAATACGGCCGTGACGTGGGAGTAACCTCCTGCTGTGTGTGCTGCTGGTTCTCTGTTACAATCTCCTTCCCTTTAGTAACTCTTACGGGTACAGTTTTCTGTATGGCCTTTCTGGTTGTCCATGGATTCTCATCGCACCACTGGAAATACTCGCACGCCGCATCCCATAGAAGTTCAGGCGTAGCAAAGAGCTTGTCCCTGCCATGCTTACTTCTTAACATCCAGAACTTATTTCCTTTTGGTGCAGCCATAATCACAATTTTTCAAAAACCGGTAATATTTCCTTATCCAAATCCCATCTTCTGTTGTTAGGAAGAGGAAGAGTAAATTCATATCTGAGAGCTTCATTATATTCCTTACGCAATGCCCTTCGTTCGTTAATGACAGAAACTTGAAAAGACGATCCACGCAATTCTCTGGTTTTAGCAACTTCAATCCCTTTTTCATATATCCTGAAATCCGATCCGATGAACTCTTCCGTAAGACGACATACGTCTGCCGTGGAATGATAATGTTGAAAGTACCATTCACCGAAACGGAAGTTAGCCGTGAAATTATTCGCGTCCAGAAATAAGGCTTTCGAACGATAGTCGTGTGTTTCTTTTCTTTCGGAAGCTTTCTGTGCAAACAGTAAAGGGATGCCAGACCAAAATATCATGCCTCCCGGCTTACAGAGTGCAGAAAGAGAAAGAAGGACATTTCTTTCGTCTTCCAGAGAATTTACGGAGTTCAGGACACTATCACACACTACCACATCGTACAAACCGTACTCAGAAAGTGTCCTACATACGTCCGCACAATCCTGACGTATTTCCTTCTCATCTATCACGTCTGCTCCGTCTTTACGATGAAAGAACTCAATCGCATCAATACGATATCCGTCCTTCTTTAGCCTGGTAGCATAGTCCTTCTGACCTGCTCCGAAATCAAGCACACGCATCTCCTTCGTAATGAATGGAAGCACTAGACGCTCATATAATGTAGAATGGCTCCTGCTACTCGGGACACCGTTTTTCTCCCTGAGACGTGCTTTCTGGGCAAACGACTGGATATAAGTCTTACGATCCAAATGGGAATATTCAAACACTCCGTATTCCTTCGAGAAATATTTCAAAGCCAACTCTTCCTTCCCTTTCGGAAGCACATAGACAAGAAGATCCATTCCCAAAAGCTTCACCGTCTTAGCATATACAGTAGAAATGATAACTTTACCTTCATGATCACATACTGCATTCGCAAACTGGCCATAACGCAGGATCATCTTTGTAAGGTCTACTACACGCGAGTTATTCCCCCCTTTGGTAATGATGGTTATATCATTATTCGGAACCATAAAGAAACCTTCCGTTCCATAAGGGACAGATACACGGATATCCGGCTGAACTTCCGAAACCTCACACTCCGCATAATTATGAAGCTGGTTGAAACGTACTTCATCCGTTGAGTTCACGCCTTCCAGAACAAAGGCCGGAACATGAGTATATCCAAGCAGCTTCATGGTCTTTGTACGCTGGTGACCAGCCATAATTCGCTTGTCTGACTTTCGGATAATTATCGGTTTGATGATACCAAGTTCGGCTATTGACTTCTTCAAGTTCTCTTGAGCTTCTGGAGTAAGCAACCTAGGGTTATACTCGGCTGGATTCAACAATTCTATATCAATATATTCCATCATAAGCCCAGCAAATTGTTTACAAAACCAATCATTACCCCATTCTCATTAAGATATTCAGCTGCACACTGTTTCAGACCTTCAAGTTCTACATCGGTTATAGGTATCTTATATCCTTCAAATGCCAGATACTTGATATGTGCTCCCGCTTCGTAGTTTTCATTTCGAAGTACGTTTCGAGTATCTTCTACCCCTTCAGAGAAATCGTCCAACTCAGGGAAGCTAATACCATCCAATCCCCATTCCATAAGTTCCTTACAATCCCATTCGAACAAACGTGCCATATCCCATTCTCCATTGTTTACATTATCACGGATAATGATTTCTCGCTCACGCTCTTCGGTCAGATTCGGGATAAGCACTGTCGGCACTTCCTTGATTCTAAGCTGAACACATGCGTCATAGCGTTGGTTTCCGGCAATAATGACAAGCTCCCCTGTACGATCCGACAAGATTATTGGCCTGGCTTCGAAATAGTCTGGATTTCTCTGTATGGATTCCTTTAGCTTTTGAAGCTGTTTTTCGGTTATGCTACGAGGATTATCTGTCTCTTATACACATCTGCGGGCCCACGAGACATGCGCAGATCTC